AAGGAACAAAAGTACTACTACCAAGAATTACAATTTGAGTAAAAGATTTATAATTCATCTTTATAACATTTTGCTCAAACCATTTCTGCTGATCATTAGCAGATGCACTTTGGTCTAGCAATTCACTATCTCTCCAAATCTTAAAGATATTTGGTTTGATTCCTCGAACAACTTTCCATTCAGTATTACCGATAGAGAATTCAACTTCAACAATACAATCTTTTTCGTTAGTCGAATTAATTAGTTGTGGTTTATTAATTTTACGAAATGGTTTACCAAATAAGGAAAACGTAAGAGCATCTAAAATAGTAGATTTCCCCGCACCATTAGTGCCAATAATTAAATTTGTATTATTTTCAGTAAGACCAACTTCGGTAAATTGATTTCCAGTAGAAAGAAAATTTTTCCATCTAATAGTTTTAAATAAAATCATTCTTAGTATCGGGGGGAATCACAATGTCATTGGGAGTAATAATTGTGTAACTATAATTATGCATAGTACAAGCTTCAAGCATAGCATCATCATCAACTTCGATAACATGCATTTCTGGACTACCAGACTCTTCTAGCATCATAGCATACCGAGAAGCATCATCCTCTTCTTCAAAAATATAAAGTATATCTGTTCCATCATTGTTAGCAACAGAATATGCTCCTTCAGTTTCTTTTCCCAAAATTGTTAAAATATACATTACACCATCTCACATGCCTCTTGATAGGTATCTCGAATAATATTTTGTATCTTTGATTTATCGAGAGTTATTTCTGCCTCTTGAATGTATCTATCCAAAATAGAAAGTGTATCTTCAGACTCCATAGCAGAAAACTCTTTATCATCATACCATCCACCAAAATCATAGTTCTCTACAATTTTGAGTTCAGCAACACCTATGGAATAAAGTTTATCAATAACTTTTTCAAACTCTTTGATCCTTGGTTTACTTCTGACAATAACTTTTACAATTTTATTTTCATATGGAGTAACATCTACCATTTGATGAGACTCATCATCATAATACAAATTGTAAAAAATTCTATGCGGATTATTAATTGATGTTAATTCTCTAGTATCTGTATCAAAAATATGAAAACCTCTAATATCATTTACATCACTCCAAAACATTTCGTAAGGATTTCCAAGATATGAAATTTTACCATCAGAAGAACGTGTATGATAATGCCCACTAAAAACCGTAGAGAACTTAGAGAATACTTCTTTATCCATACCATGATCCATGACTACGTTTTTATGTGCCTTAAACCCATTGAGTTCAAGATGACCCATAGCACAATCATGCTTGGTATTATTAAGTACTTTTAAAGTTTTTTCTTTGTTCTCCTCATTAATCCAAGGGACTAATACTATACCAAGATTGTCAATTTTAATTTCTGTTGGTTCAGAATATATAATAACATTTTTATATTCACGAAGTAATAAATCAACCGCATTAACGTTATTAGTGTTTTTATAATATGCAGTATGATTACCAACGATAGTATGAACAGTAACTCCCATATCCTGGAGTCTGTCATAGTAATTATTTTTTGCCCAAGAGAGTGCCGAAAAATCAATACCTTTACGACTATCAAAGGTATCACCCATATCTACAATAGTAGTAATGCCCTCTTCCTCAATAGTGGGGAAGAAGACATCATTGTAGAACTTTAAAAAATAGTCGTGAAACAGTTTAGAGTTCTTACGAGCACCAAAGTGCTGATCGGTAATGATCGCAATTCTCATTGATAACGGAGTTTACTATGGACAGCATCCTTGATACTATTATAGTCACTATAGTTGGATCCGTCAAGGGTGTTGTTGTCATCAAAGACTTCACTGTACTCTGACCGCTCAATGATTTTATTTTTAATGTCTAGTTGTCTTTTCTCTCGCTGAATACGACGAAGAAAAGCATAATGAATAATCTGAGTGAAATACGCAAAGGGATTCTGGGATTTCTCTGGGTTAAAATTATGTATATACTGAACACAGTTCTCAATTCCGTCAGAGATCATGTCCTCTTTAAACATGTAATTGACGAAGTTTGGTTTAAATGACAGATGATTTGCGATCTTTAAAAAACACTCCCCAATGTAGCGTGGAATAGGAGGTTTAGTATCCCATCTCTGTGCTCTATCTTGCTTAGTAGGTTCTCTTCCGTACTTAGCGATAAAAGTTCTTTCAACTTCACTTCGATAATCAACAAGTGCCGCAAGGAATTCTTTGTTGTTAACGTAATGTTCTGACCTTTTCCTCTTGGCCATTGTAATGCCTACCATATGTTTTTATCATAATATGTATATATTATATCATTAACACAAAGACTTGACAAGTATCTAAACCATGTGTAGAATACCTTTGTTGGGTTTGAAGAAACAGCTATAGATTACTTAGATTCTTTAGGATCTTTATTAGAATTTTTATATATTTTTTCTAGGATTTCTTTTGCATCTCTCACACTAGAAACATATCCCATATTTCTATCTATTTTAGAAGAACCGTTACTTGTATCTTTGGTATCACCTGTTCTAACATAGTCTTGGTACATCATAATAATTTCAATATCAGAAGATTCCGATATAGTAATTACATCATCTAATTTAATTATAAACATATCTTCAGATGTAGTTTTTAACCAAGGTTCTATTTTATAACCTACTACAGTATCCATTCTAGATTTAATTTCTTTAACAATAACAGGATTAGAAACTATTAAAATAGTTCTATCTTGTTCTTCAGAAGCTGCTACCTTAGTAAATATTTCTTCTCCACTCTTAAGTTTAATGGTTGCGTAAAAATCATCTTCTATCATATTCCTCCATTAAGTTGTATTGTAATAATTTCGTAATTAAATTTCTCTTCATTGTATTGTTTAATTCGTTCTATAAAATGATTAAGTGTATAGTTTCTTCTTGTAGTAGTTGAACAATCATCGGCAATATCATATAGAGTTGCTTTTATTTTTCCCTTTCCTTTTCTAAGAACTCGTCCAATACTTTGAAGATTTCGGATTCTAGATTTGCTAGGTGAGGAGAAGATAACATTATGGAGATTTTTAATATTGATACCTGTAGAAAAAGTTCCATAAGATGCAACAATAATGGCATTGTTTTCTCTTTCAATTATTTCTCTAACCAATTCTCTTTCTTGAGTATCAACTCCACCGTGAACAAAAAATACTTTTTGATTATTTTTCTTTTGATTATTTATCTTGTCAAAAAGTATCTGCCCATGTGCTTCTACTCTTGCAAATAGCACAAGAGTATTGCCTTTCATATCTAATGCAAGATTTGTAATAAAATTATTTCTTTGTTGATGAGTAATTAAATATTGCACCTCATCTTCAAATATATCAAACTTATGTGGAGGATGTTTAAGAACAAGACATTGAATATCTAGTTGTGATAGATATCCTTGCCTCATCAACTCATCAGTCCTTGTCACTTTGTATGATGGTCCAAATACTCCCTCTAGCACCCATTTGTGCGTCTGTGTGCCATCTAATGTTCCGGTAAATCCAAATCTATATTTTGCATGATGTAACTTAGTCATAATCGAAATGAGAGACTTACTTTTAAATAAATGAGCCTCATCACCAATTACAACATTAAACTGTTCAAACCAAGATCTTTCTAACTTATAGATAGATTGCCAGGTGGTAATAGTTACTGGAGCATTACTATGCTTCTCTCTGCCAGAATAGATTCGGTGACAATATGAATCAGCATCCCAACCATAATCAACAAAATCTTTGTACATCTGTTCTACAAGAGATGTCGTTGGAACAACTAAAAGAATTTTTTGCCCTTGGTTCTCGTAGTATCTTACGAGAGAATAAATCATCAGAGATTTGCCGGAAGCAGTGGGCGATATCAATAGTTTTCTATTATGCTTTAGGGCACCGTATACTCCCTCAATTTGATACTTCCTGGGAGTATGAGCACAAATGGAATGCATATAGTCCTTGACACCTTCATATGATATTTCTTCATTCTCTTCATATGGGGTGCCATAAAATTTATTGTCCTCAA